AGATTAATTATCTTAGTCTACTTTCTAAGTTCAACGAAAATCAATCAAAAAGCTTTTAACCACACAAATCTTTTAAAACTAACTCTCTACTCAAGATGTCTTCCCGCTCCGCTCGCAAGGTCTCCACTCAGGAGAAAACCTCCTCTCAGTCTGGAAAGAACCGTGCCTCCAAGAAGTCTGGAAAGAAATCTGCCCCCCCCGAGTATTCTGTCGATACTCCATCCGAACAATCGGATGTTGAATCCGACATCCTCTCCGAACTCGAAGTCTCTGACGCCGATGACGCCTCCCGTCCCGTCCCCGCTTCAAAGTCGAAGAAAGGTACAACACGCAACAAGAAGAAGGAAAAATCTGTCGCCTCCTCCGCTGGATCATCAATCCCACCCTACATGATGATGCTCACCGCCCTCAACTTTTTTTCTCTCACCGAAATCGAACATGTCACCATCTCAACCTATACTCCAAGCTGTTGGTCGATGTACGCCGTCCTCGACGCTATGCATGATCTCGTTGGTGATAACGCTTCTCTTCGTCGTTTCTGTCCCTACTATCACGTCGCCCTGTCCAATATTTACTATGGTATTATCTTCATCATTCAAGTCCTCCGTGCCAATCAAGTCGCCAACAATCTCTCTCAAGCTGATTTTCAGTTTCTGCGTTTTTTTGAGTCGAATTTTGCTCTCGAAGAACTCCCTGTCGCCGGTCCCCTCGTTCTCTTTTTCCAGAACCTCGCCGCTTTCAAACCTGATGGAAATCGTTTTAACTGGGTTGTTCCTCACTACAACAACTACGGTCCCGCAAACGGTGCTAATTCACCCCGTGTGAACGCACAATCTACCGCACTTCCCCAACTACCTCAGATGATCTCACTCCTTAATCTCTTTGGTGCTTCCAACGCTGCCCTCCTTACAGCTATGGATACCGCAGGACAATGGGAACCATTCACTTTCGCCGCTGGTGGAACCATCGCTGGTTTCGCTTATGGTGCTGGATTTGCTACTGATGCTGCTGCATCGGACCAAACCCTTCGCGCCCCAGGCATTAACGTTCCTTGGCAACATGACACCGCCATCCATAGGAAACTCGTTCCTATCAGTCGAAGAATGAGCGTTCCAACAATGAACGGTGCTAAAGATTCCCCACGCACTTACTGTGGCCTAGACGGTCAATTTCACTGGTTTCACAAAGCCATTGGAGCTGTCAGTCAAGAAGCTAAGTATTTCGCTGGATCTACTACACTCGCTAATATCAATCCTTCAACCGGTCCTTCCGCCGTCGTTGAAACTACTGTCGCTGTGCCCGCCGCTGCTATTCCTCAAGCAACCGCCTGGTATGAAGGTTATCCCTTCAATCTTAACCTAACTGTTAACACTCGCGTCCGTTCCATCTCTGAAACAGATGTAAAGATTGGTACCTTCGCTGCTACTTGTAATATTATTACAGGTGGAAACTTCACCCGCTGGAACGGTTCGTCCGTTTTCGCTGGCGATTTTTTCGTCGCTGCAACGAATCCTATTAACTTCGAAAATCCAACCGAAGTTAACGCAATCGCTATGGCTCAACCAACCATGACGCTTAGCCTCTACCGCCCTAAAGGTGGAGAAGCTAACTCTGATGATTAGCCATCATCTGAAGACGAGATGAAAAGGTCAGTTGTTTTAACAACAACCTTCTCTTCAAGATTCTCGATCTTTAAGTTCATCCGAAAGATGCTCTGCTTTTGTTTTTATTTGAATTTGTTTATTTTTCTCAAATTCCTTTCACTTTTCATTTAACTAAATTGAAATATAAGAAATAAAAAAAAAAAAAAAAAAAAAAATTTAAAAAAAAATAAAACTACAAAAAAAAAGAA